TAAACTGAATAAGTGTATTGTCCTATAATTAAAGTAAGGTCAACGCCCTCTTCCAAAGTGAATAAATTGTAACGATTTACGTAAGGCGACGTATCAACACCCACCCAATAAATAGGTTGTGATGCGGTATTGAATTCGTTCTCAAACACGAACAACCAAGTCGGCGCTGAAATAGTCGAGTTCTCCGTAAGCGTTAAAGCGAAAGTGTTTATTTCTCCTTTGTCTAGGTAAATCATATCTTATAATAGTAGAAATACGTAATTTGTTATAAAAACACAAAACCCCCGAATCACTCCGAGGGTCTTATTAGATATTAGTTTGGTTAAACTAGTAATCCAGCAATTACCGTTGAATCAACTTCGTAAGCTAAATGCTCGCTTTCCGCAGTCAATACTAACGAATATTTAGAACCGTCAGCCTTGGCAGTTCCCGAACCTTCGCCGTATGCAGTAACTTGAACGTTTTCAAAATACCAATACTTCCCGTTGCCATCCAAAACAACAACTGAAAGGTCTCTTTGACCTTCGCCTAGTATTTTAATAGCTAAAGACTTCGCAGCTTCTCTTCGGTGGAACATTAAGTTAATTGTCTGAGTAACGAAAGACGAACCGTTAATTAAATCAATTGCAGCCTCTTCAGTATAGTTTGAAGTGTTTCTTCTAAACTCAAAATCCAAGAAAGGTGAAGTGTGAGTTATTGAACCAATTATCCATGTTGTGGTATTTGCGTTAACCGCAGTCACCTCGGACATATCGTTTATATAAATTTTTGTAATTGAGCCGATGTTATTGTCGCATCCTTTAACAATCGCCTCTAAAGTTGTACAAGCCATTTTTATAAGTTATTAAAAAAGGGGTGAGGGTAAACCCCACCCCCTCTATTGTTAGTAATTAAATTAAATTATGCTCCGAAACATTCGTTATAAACAACGATTTCCGCAGGGTTCGTGTAATGGAAACCTACCTTCATGTTTGCACGAGTTCTCAAATAAGGCTCAGCAACAGTGTCAGTAAGGTTCACCGCTTTCAATGCTTTTGAATCACCTTCACCATCAAAAGAATAAATTAAATTACTCTTAAGCGTCAACACCATTGTGTCGTTAGGCATACCGTCAGCAACAACAACCTTAACACCTAGGAAAGTTAACCCTAAAGGCAAAGTTACGTAAGTTTGAGTGTTTCCAGTAGCAGCAGCTAACTCGTAAGCAGCAGCAACGTTTGCAGAAACATAAAATCTCAAATCAGCTTTCTTACGGATAACCGCAGGAGGTAGTGAAGTGTAAACAGTAGTCATTTCAGCAATAACGTTTGTTGAATCAATAGCAGTTGAAGGTAAACCAATAACGTCACCATCACCACAAAGTTTAACTAGGTAGCCGTCACACAAAGAAAGGATAGGGTCAGCAACCAAAGAAGTGTCACCTTGCCATCTGATAAGCTCCAAATCCTCTTGGATTTTCAAAGACATCTCATTCCAATAGTAGTTCATAAAACTAGCAACTGTAAAGTCACCGTTAGAACCTTGAGCCATTTGTAAAGAAACAAAAGATTGCTCCAAATCAAATTGACAAATTTGCGCCATTGCTGACAAAGGACAAACATCAATGTCGATTGCGTCTAGTGAATCGTCAGGAGCGGAAAAGTTACAGTTAGAAGCTCTTAAGATATTTCCAAAAGCAACGTTTGCAAGTTTAGTAGCCGACTTAATTCCTGGCAAAGTTCTGTAATTGTCAACTAGGTCTTCTGTTAAATAAGCACGAGAATAGAACTCGTCAGGGTTTGCGCACAATAGTGCGTTTGTTTCGATGTCTAAGTCGAATTTTAATTTTCTGTTCATTTTAATTTTCTTTAAATAATTGTCTGTATTTTTTTAAACGGTCAATTGCCGAAAACTTTTGCTCGGACAATTCAACTTCCTCCTCTTCCACTTCCTCTTGAACTGGAATTAATGCTTTTACTTCAGCAATAGCTTTCATTAATTCGGTAGCCATTGCATCTAACAAAGGTTGAACGATAGCAAGAACAGCCTCCGAATCAGTTGCAGGGTCAACCGCCATGACGATTTCTTCCTCTTTAACCTCTTCTTTAACTTCCTCCGCTGCCGCTACCTCTTCCTCCTTAATTTCCTCTTCAACGACTTCCTCAGCCATTTCAGCTTCCACTTCAGAGGGAACTTCCTCCTTTATCTCGATAATTTCCCCGTCTTTTACAACGTAGATTTTACCCTCGATAAGGTGTTCTCCATCAGGTAACTTCATATTATATTTGTTTATTTGGTTGCTTAATTTAAGACCTAGAAACCCCTCAATACTAAATCCGACTTGGTCGCTTTCAACTAACTTGTTGTAATATTCTTTGTCCGTTATTTGGGCGGTTAACATTAACGTTCCTTTTGGGACTTCAATACCATAACTAGAAAACGCTTTGTCTTCTTTTGGGTTTTCAACTAACCACGCTTCGAGAATATACGCAGGGACTTTTTTATCTGTATGTTCAAGGTTAAACAAGTTTTGGTTGTTTAAGTCTTGCATGAACTTTGAATAGATATTCTCTATTTCTTGCTCTGTAAATTGAACGTAATACTCCTCACCCTCGTCGTTACGATAGATATTCATTGGAATCATGGCAGGGGCTACGATTCTCATTTTTGGTTCGTCTTTGAAATGGAAAACGTGCGCCGAATTAAACGCCATTCCCTTAACCATAACGGCAGGTTTTGACGTAAAGGCAATCATGTCGATGCCTAAGTCTTCGCCTTCGCTATATTCTTCGTCTATTGTAATTTTGTAAAGAGGTAATTCTTTATCCATACCTTATAATAAGTAAAAAATTTGTTTGTTATTTTTTTTATATTTGTTGAAAACTTAAAGAAATGATAAAACTAGGCAGCAAAGAAATTCCAAACGTAATTAATGAGTTAACTATTGAGCAATTTGAAAAGGTTAGCGAGTTCACAAATAACCAAGAATTAGACGCTTTTGAAAAGTGGGTGTCCGTGTTCACGTACTTAGGCGCAGATGAAAACGAAGTTAACGAAATGGACTTCTCGGAGTTCAAAGACAAGGTTAAAGAATTCAACTCAGTAAGTTACAAAGCACCTAAAAAGTTTAAAAAGACGATTGAACTTGAAGGTTATAAATATGTTAGTTACGATAAGAAATTCAAGTTGTCAGTTCGTGACATTAAGCACATTGAAAAGATTATAAAGAAAGACCCTTTACATTATATCTCCAAAATGTTGGCGGTAATTTTTAAACGTGAAGACCTCGACAACGTTGAACATTATTCGGACGCTCATATTAAACACAAAGCTAATTTGTTTAAATCAGTAAATGCTGAAATTGCGCTCCCGTTCATGGCATACGTTGCTGATAAATTAAAAGACACCGCTCAAAATTTAACAGATGAATTTGCCTCAGTCGTGGAATCAAATAACGCTTAACCAATTTATTGAACTTGCAAAACTTGACGAAAAGGATTTCGATTCTATTTTTGAAATGCAAGTTGAATTATTAAGTGTACTGACCGACGAAGACCCTGAGGAGTTTTACGACTTAGAAATTGACGAATTAAAAGCCTTAATTGAGCCGCTTAAATTCTTACGCCAAGAGCCTCGTGTTAAGGTCACAAAACAAATTGATAAATTCACGTTTAAGCCATTCGAGAAAATTACGCTAGGCGAGTTTATTGATACGGATTATTTTACGGTTCAAGATAAAATTGGAAACATACCGATTATTTGCGCAATATTTTACCGACAAACAAAACTTGACGATTGGGGAAACCATGTTTTTGAACCTTATAAATACAATATTTTTGAACGTGCTGAAATGTTTAAAGAAATACCCATTACCTCGGTGTTCGGAGTGGTTCACGAATACTTAAAATTCCGCGACAACTTTACAAAGCAATATGAAAACTTATTCGCACCGCAATTCGACGAAGACGAAAACACGAACGAACTAACCCCCGAAGAAAAAAAGGAAGTTGAAAACGAAAAGAAACGTTCTAAGTTCGCTTGGGAAAGTTTACTCTACAATTTAGCAGGTGAAGACATCACAAAAATTGACGCAATTACAGACCTTAATTTAATATTCGTGTTCAATATGCTTTCAATGAAACACGTTATGAGTTAAAATGCCGTTTGCGGTGCGGTTGGTAAATTCGGATAAGGTGAATCAATCCAGTTGAATTGTATTTCTACTTTTGGGTTGTTTAATATTGGTGCTAAGTCTAGCAACGGATAAACCTCAAATTGATAAGCAATATATTCCCCTACTATCTCGCCAATTATTTGTTGAGTGTCCGCACGTTGCAGCCATTTGTCAGTTATCGAATAGGGTGGAATACCTCGTTTTGTACCCTCATCTAAAAACAAATAATAATACATTGCGTTAATTGTAATTAATAATTCGTTAATTACGTCACCACTAACCGCAGAAATACGAATCGAATCGTAAAGTGTCCATTCTTGAATTAATCCAAGGTCTTTAATTTCCTTTTGCAAAGACTTTGCTAACTTATTCCTAGTCGCATACTTTACTTTAAATCTTTTACTAGCCATTTACAACGTAGTTTTGTAGTTCAATGCCTACCCAATTAATAATGTCTGCATCGTCCCAAGTTTCCAAATAAGTAAACCCGTCTAAAGTTACACCAAATTGTGCCGTGTCCGTAGTTAGTAAAACGTCAACGTTACAAGTTTTCGTGTTTATATTGTCAATTACATTAATAACCTCAACAGTAGGGTTAATTATTTCAACATTGAATTGTTCAAATTTATAAGTCATATTTTTTTATGTTAAAGTTGTTCCGTTTACCGTGAAATTCCTAACCGCTATCCATCGACCAGTTGCGTTTGTTTTTACTGAAACCGAAGGAAACCCCGTACCACTAATTGAAATATTATTCGTGGTTGTAAAGCCCCATGTTGTCGAGGTTTGAAATGCAAAACCCCCAAGGTTAAAAGGTGAATAATTCAAATAAGATGTTAAGCCCCAATTTAGAATTGAAGAAAACTCCATTATATTTGGAAGCCTCCACCCCGTTGTATAGCCAACAACTGACAAAGCTAAAGCCGAATCTATTGCCGTGTTCCAAACTACGTTAACCGCATTCGGTAATCTATACCAACCCAAGACGCCTGTTCCGTTATAAGTACTCCAGTCAATAACTATGTTTTTAGTGTACGTTTGACCGCCTAATTCGTCAGTAAAGCGGTTCGTGTTTCCAAATGGATTGTTTGAAGCTAAGACCGAAAACGAAGTTGCACGCCCTGCCTCAATATCGCCATCGTCTCCCGTTCTGTAACTTGTTGTTTGTCCCGTCTTCATTAACGTTGCACCAACTGGAGCAGGTGTAACCGCAGCAACCGCTTTGATATATCTTGAATCCATTATTTAGTTATGTTTAAATTAACTACTGAAGCAACCGAACCCGTTACTGTTATTTTACTCCCTGCTGTTATTGTGTTTCCTAACGTATACGCTGCTCCATCGTCTTGTATTGTTATTGTAGGAGAGTTTAAGACGTTACTAACTGACGTGATAACCAAGTTATAAGGCGCGTAAAAATCAACCGTTAAAGCGTCTATTAATTCGATGGTGTATTGAATACCCGAATCAATCCAAAGTTGTGTCGAAGCTTGGTATTCTAAAACCGCGCCCCCAGTTGGGTTAGTAATATTAACGTTATGAAGTTCGTCTAACTCCCAACCGTTCATAACTTTAACGTAAATTTTACCGTTGTTTGCGTGTGCATATTCAACGTAACCAATAACTACAATATGACCAGTTGCCCCAGTTGGTTTAATGTTTGTAAGTTTTCCTGCAACCGTTGGACTTAAATAAAGTACGTCTCCATCTGTCCAAGTTTCGCCTTGTAAATTTCCAGTCGTATCAATGTTTTCAATTTGCCCAACCGTGATAATGAACCCTTCTTGGTTAGTCGCTATTGTTTCAGTTACAAGTCCGATTGTGTCCGCTGAATTTAAATCCGTGTTTGCTTGCGCAAGTCCAACAGATAAACGCCCACCCGTTGCACCGCTAACTTTTACCGCTTGGTATTGTGCTTTTGTTAGTGTTGTGTTAGGAACAACTTTATTAACCACCCTTGCGACTAGGTCAACTCCGTTTTTTAAAGTTACGTTACCGCCTTTTAAAAGTGTTTCCGAACTACCTAACGTGTTATTCCATTGCGTTGAACCAACAACAAAACCAGCCCCCGAAGGTGACACGTTTAAATTTATATGGTCAGCGGTTAAATTGTACGTCCCTAAATTTACATCGTTATTTGCACCCGTGTAAGGAACGTAATTTCCTAAATCACCCGTGTTTGCTTTGAGTGCTAAAGCGTCGAATACTGCGTCTTCGCTTGGTGCTTTATCTGTTACTCCATCCGTAATGGTTTGAGAAACTTGCGAAGGTATATTTATGTTTACTGCCATATTATATTGATGTCAAAATTTGCTAAAGTTACTGCGGTTTCAGTTGCTACCAAAACACTGTTTAAATATACATTATAAGTTGTATCGGGCAAAATTAAAGTGTCGCCACAATCAACACTTACATCATAAGAACCGTCCGAGTTTTGAACCGTTACGGGGTCGCAACTACATTCATTCGTTACGGGTATTATTGGCTCAAGTGGAATCTCACAAACTGAATACTGATTAACCTCAAAAGTAAAAGTACCAACCCACCCAGCAACATAGTCTAAATCAAAGTTGTTTAATGGTGTCATTGTTGGGTCTGAAATAATATCAATGCTTAAATCGTTCCCGTCTGTGTAATATAAATAAAGGTCGTTTAAAATTAATTGGGTATCGCTTAAAATCGTATTTATGTTTGCTCTATCCTTTTGAATAATGTCAACGCAATAAACATCTAAAGTAAAAACGTTCGTGTTCATTCCTGAAGTTTCCGAAGTTGGAACAACGTAAACCAAAGGATAACGTTCGTCTAACGTTGAAAAGTTCGGCATCTGCTCCCTGAATTCACCGCCAAATTTTTTAACTTGGATGTGTGCGTTAAAGAACGTTTCGAGTTTATTTAATAGTTTCCAATAGCTTGTCATAGTGTCGCGTTTTCTTCCATTCGTTTAATCCTACTTTGTGAGCTTGTTATATCGCTTTCAACAACAACCGCCTTAACAACTTGAGGGGCTTCGACACTTTGCGCACCTTGTAAAGTATTCATGTTATTCGATTGACCAAATAAGTTAGTTTGAGGTGTCGCAGGTTGAACACCACCAACGCCACCAGCTCCCTCAAAACCACCGCCAGCATTTGAAGCGGTTGCTCCTTTGAATTGTGTTGATGCTATTTTCTTAATGTTAGCAACACCCGCAGCGGTAACCATTGCCGCCGCAATTGCACCCCTAACAATCGAGGTCGGGTCACCCGCTACAATTTGCGAAGTGTACGCAGCGACCGCACCCTTTAACGTGTCAACAACTGCCATTGCTATATTTGTAGCCTTATTAACTTTAAACGCTCTCTCTTGTTGTTTCTCGCTTTCACCTGCGAACGCAGTTACTAAGTCGCTAAGTGATTGTAACCCCGTCTTTGTAGCATCGGCAACGTCGTTCCCTTTGTCAATAGCTAGTTGAACCTCCGCATCTCTTTCAGCTTTCAACAACGCCATTTTCTTTTCTTGGTGCGCTTTCTGAATTTCCTCTTGTAAAGCTACATCTAATTTGGCAAGTTCTAATTTTTCAGTATACCACTTTTCGAGGTCAGCGATTTCGTTTTGCCTTGCTATCTCATCCTCCGTTAAACCAACTTGGTTAAGTTCGTATTTCAGTTCGTTGATTTGGTCGTTGTATGTTTTTAACTTTTCAGCGTCCTCAGTTGCGTATTTATCCGCTAAAGCTTGTTGGTCTAGTAGTTGCTGCTCTTGAAGTTGTTTAGTTGTTTCAGCATCGTCAACATATAATAAAAGTTTTTCCGCATACCAGTCATTTAAGCTGTCAATTTCTTGTTGTCTTGCCGCTTCGGTTTCGGTTAGTTGTTTATAACCAAGTTCACGCTGTAATAAAGCTAAGGCGTCCGCTTGCTCTTTTTGTTTGTCGAGTTCCTCTTGGTCGAACTTGTCATTAACCGCTTTTATTTCGGCGTTATAATTAGCTAATAAAGTAGTTGTGTCTTGCTTGTATTTTTTAGCTAACAAGAAAGCCTCTTTGTAATTTTTGTCAATGTCGTAAATTTCCTTTTTGCGGTCGGTCAATTGGTCGTAAGCAAATTTTTCTTCTATCTCTGCAATCTTTTCTAAAGCCGCTTTTCTATCCTCAACTAATTTTTGATTAGCCTCTGCACTTTTCTTAACCGTTTCAGCCTGCGCCTTGGTTTGGTTTATCTCAAGTATTTTTAATTGGTTCTCGCTGTCTTTTATACTTTCCCCAGCATCTGCCCACGCCTTGTTATTTTCGGCAATTAATTTATTCCCTTCTTTCCTCGCTTCATTGTAAAGGGTATAATCGCCACTCCTAGCTCCCAACATGTCCAACTCCCTAAGGTGGGCTAAAATGCTTTGGTTTTGCAAATGGAGTTCGTTTCGTTTTTCCTTTTGAAAATTAATTGAAGCTTGTACTTTCGCCTTTTCAAGTGCATAGGTTTCTTTTCCCTCCGCTTTGGCTAAGTCAATAGCACGTTGGTACGTGTTTTGTTCCTCTGTTCCCCTAGTTTCTAAAGCCGCTAAACGCTCCTTAGACTGCGCCATTTCCTCGGCGTGTCGTTTCTTTGCATTTTCCGCAGCATCCTCAGCAGCAAAGTCAGTTAACCCAATCCAATCGAGAAAGTCTTTAATTGCCTGAACTACTAATCCAATAGCGTCTCCAATCCACCCAAACACCTTACCAATTGCGTTCATGATAGGCTTAAGAATTCCCATTGCATTCATTAAGGCAATGATACCCGCAACGATTGCTGTGATTGCAGCGACAAGTAAAAAAATTGGATTGGTTAATAACGCCTTTCCTAAGCTTATAAACGTTGTCCCTAAATTTTTAAAACCTGAAGTTACCTCCGTAAGTTTTAAATTACTTAAATTATTAGCTAACCCTTGCGATTGCTGAGCGGCTCTATTGAAATCTAAACTAAGTAAACTATCCGATAAGCCTGTGAATTGTTCTCCAAATGTAGAAATTCCCCTATTAGCTGCTAAGTCGTCTACACTTTCATCAACCCTAGTTATTGTCTGCCTAATATTTACTGCCTCACTTTGTAAAGCTTTAAAACCTTCCGTGTTTTGTAAGCCAGCAGCGGCTAAGGCATACATCCTATCCTCAAGTTCTCCAAGCCTACCAGTTAATGGCAAGGCTGATTCGTAAATTTCGTCAAATTTAGCGTCAATGTCAACCTTACCAGACGCCTCTTTGAGCAAATTCATTTGCTTTGTTGCCTTTTGAATTTCGGAGTTTATCGATTTAAAAGCGTCCGAACCTTCCTCAACGTCCTTAAGTTCTTTTGTTAAACTCTCTGTTGTTTTTTCTAGTTGGCTCATCTGTTGGTTTAGCTTATCCATTCCGCTAACATCAACATCCAAATTGGTTAATGAATCTTTTATTGAATTAAGTTCTTCTTTTAACTCCCTTATTCCACCAACCTTAATAGTACCAACATCAATTGTACCTGCCATAATTTATAATAGAAAAATTTCGTTCGTGTTTTAAATGGTTAACCATTGCGTCCCGTCATCAACTACCGTGACCGCATCCCATTGGTTTAAAGTGTAAATTAACGCGCCATCTATTAAGTCGCCACCCGTTCCCTGAACGTCAACATTGAAAGTTGAAATGTTTTTAATAACGTAAACTTTGCCAAAGTTCCCCACCGCTGGAAGCGTTGCATTAACTAAAGCCGCACCGTCCGAAATTATAAGCGTATCGTCTGCGGTTAACGTGTAATCTTGGTCTATTAAAGTAGGGTTGTAAACTAAAGAATTAGGTTGCCAGTTACTCAACGACTTTCCATTTAAGTTATCCGTCCAAATTCCACTATCTCCCGAACTTACCGATTTATTATTCCCAATCACTACGCCCTGAAAACCTTGTTGAATAACGTTGCCCTGACCAAATACTAAAGCGTTTGACCCGAGGCTTATAACGTTCGTGTTTTCGTTGTTTGAGTTTATTATCGGAGTAGTAATATTACCGACCTCGGAAGGTGTTGGGAAAATTGGTTTAGCCGTTTGGAATTTAGCGAAGTCAATTTCTGAGTCAACACTTAACAACTCAACTTTAGTTAACTTTGGATTGTTGCAATCGTAATCAATAATTTTGTTTATATTCCACCATGAATTATCGATTCGAATTTTGTCGTTTAGTTTTAACGTAGCAATGTCGGTTTCTCTCAAATCGAATTGAGCGGTTAGCATTTTACCTGTGTCAATTTGTCCAATCGTTCGCCTCCAATAAAGGTTGAATAAGTTGTTGTTTGTTAAGATGTTTTGTTGGTAAAAATAATAATCGCAAACCCCAAAATTAAGGTCAAACGTTGGAACGTCTGGATTGTCGAAATGTATTATTGACGGATAGCTAGTTAAACCAATTTGTCCCGTTGTTCCGTAGTCGTAAATATTAAACGGATTACAAGGGAACATTCCGCCGTCGAAAAGAATTCTAATATTCGTCTTTGGCGCAGCTCCTGCCAACAATGGAACAACCGCATCGAAAACAGTTTTCGCCATCGGTGTTGGACTAAATAGAATTTCTTTTTTGTCCACGTTTTTAACATACTCATTTTCGAAAACATATTCCACTTGCCCGTAAATTTCGTTAGTCGCTTCAAAGTAACTAACATTGGGTTGGTCTTTGTCTTCTTTGTAAGTTAGTATTAAACGCTTTGATGTTATTTCGGGTAAGAATTTTAAGTCCTGCTCTTGGTCTTTTGCTAGTTTAAGTGTCCAGTCTTTCTCAAGTCCTGCGTCGTAATAATCGTCACGGTGCGACAAGATGAGTTTATTCGGGTTGTCGGGGTCAATCTCCGTGTACAAATTGTACATGGTAAAAATAGCCTTAACAAAATCCGATTGTTTAATTTTTTTAGGTATCCAATAAGTCGGGTCAATTACCGCACCCGTTGCAAGGTTGTTATTTGACGGAACTATTTTCATAGTTACATCTAAATTGTTGACTTCAGTTTCAACAAAAGCCGTGTTAACCCCTCCTATTGTTTGCCATCTTAAATAACCATTTGAACCCTGAGGGACGTAAGTCTCAACTTGAACACCTGCGTAAACTTCGACCGTGTCCCCTACGTTTAAGTTAGAAACGGATAAGTTGATTAATCTATTGAACGAACCTAAATTCGTAATTCCGTTTGGTATGTTTGTTCCGCTTGTTCTGAATGCGTCAATAGTTGAAATAAATGAAGCTAAATTTGTCTCCGTGTTTAAAACACCGTTCACGTATATTTGAATTCTAAGCGCATAAAAATAACTTAAAGGGTTACCACCCCCACCGATTGCATTTAAGTAAGCCGTCGCCCCTGAAGTGTTGTTTAAATCAATATCATAGTAACATTGAAAAGTTAAGTCGATTGAACTGCCTTGAACTACGGTAAGCGTGTTTGTGTAAGTTCCCGTCAATGGGTCGAATAATAAAAACGGGTCTTGGGTTTCGTTCCAATTGTCTAGTTTTTCGGTAAAGCTTACTGATTGCCCCGGCGGTGTAGTATTATAAGTTATGTTTCTTTGCTCGTCAGCCTCGACGGCGTACACTGTAAAGTCTAAAAATTCAACGTCCCCATTGTAAGGAATTAACAATTTATCGAAATAAGCTGCGCTCAAAGTACTCCAAGTATATTGAAATCCTGCCGCCTCGAATATCCTATCAAAATAAACCTTTGCGTAAACCGCAGGTTTCATTTCTTTGAGTGGATAAAAGTTATCACCCGAATAAGGTAAAACGTATTTATAGCCATCCGTAACCGTATGCGACCAACTTGAAACAACATTCGACGAAGTGTATAAATGGGTCATGTCACTAAAGTTTAAATCGGTTAGTTCCTTTGCCCCTAGTTGAGTAAAGAAATCCGACTGGCTATCTTTAACTAAAACTTCGTAAGTTACACTTTGTTCATAGGCGTCGTTGGTTTGTGTCTTCTTAACTGATATAAGTTGAAGGCTTGCGTCCTCCATTACAGGGATTCCGTTTTGAATAACCGAACATTTTGTAATGGTGTTTATATCGAAAGTTCCGGCTTCAATGTTTACGTCGTAATAGTGGTTTAAAAGGTCGTGGTTGTTCTTTGTGTCTTCAAGAACTATCGTTTTACTAAACGCCCCCTTACGTGTTGAAACGTCACGAATGTCGCCAACTTGAAAGTTTAAAGGAAATGCCGTTCCGTCCTTTACGTCAAGGTATCCGTTTTCTAATTGTATCCTAACCATTTATTGCGTCTTGGTTTGAAAGCGTTATTGACACGCTTCGCTTAATTAAGTTCTTATTCTTTTGTCTTGCCACCTCAAAGGTCGTTTCGTTAATTACACACGCATAGTAAACATTGTTAATTTTAATGTACGTTTCGGGTGATGTCATTAACTCCTGAAAGTAATTGTCCATTTCAATAGTCAACCAATTGGTGTTTAATTGAATCGTCTTTGTAACGGTTGGGTTAATAACTCGCGTCCCCTTTTCGTCCGTTCCGTAAGTCCACATTCCCGAATCAGTAAATCCAGTAACGTCTTGTTTATACGTTTGTTTATTAACATTGCCCTGTTCGTATGCTCTCAACTGAAAAGCAAAAGAACCAAACGAACCCAACCTATCAAGAAAAGCAATTTCGAAAGGTTCAATAATACAACGCTTGTCTAAGTCAACGGTGTAAATAAGTGAACTATCCGAATAGCTTGAATCAGCGTAAACGAACTGGTAATATGTTGTTGTTGGTTTAATCAATGGCGCAGTCCCGACTAAAGTTGTAAGTGTTCCAAGGTTGTTAGCACCAACTCCGACTTGAGTTATTAAAGCGTTGTCCGTTATTGCTTTAGCGAAGATGTCGCCGTCTGAATTTCCGAATATCATAAAACCCGTAGTGTCAAAGTTGTTTAAGATGTTCACCCATAAATCCTGCGTTTCAGTTATCTTAAATCCAGTCTTTGGCATGTTGGTCAATAGCCGTGCGTTAATGTCGGGTAATATGAATTGCGTCTCATCGTAAATACGAAAACGCTCCCAACTTATCGCACCGTTAAAAACATATTTGTTTAAGGTGGTTACGATGTCACGTGTTACCGTCTTTCTATTGTCGGCATAGCTTACCGACCCGTTTGCAGTGGGGTCAACCACATTCGAGAATAGTGCATTAATTGTAAAGTTCGTCGTTCCAGTCACAGCGATAACCGTCCAAAGTCCGTTAACGGGTGCGTTCGCAACCCCTGCGTTTAAAACGATTTGGTCGCCAACAACAAACGTATGCGCAGCCGTTGGGGTTATTTGAACGTTACCACCGTTGTTTACTAAGTTTGCGGTGTACGAATAAGTGACTACGAACTCCTCGCCTATCTTCAAGTCGTATTTGTAATATGAGTTAGTCGCTGGGTCGCTTTCGCTTAACGATTGGTCGAAGTCATAGCTTACCTTGTTTTGAAGTAGCTTGCTTAAATCTATTTCACCGTAACCATCACCAAAACGTGGGAAAACTCTGTACTCAGCTATTTTATTAGCCGTGCCACTTTCGTAAACGTCAAAAATATATTTAAACCCTAGGTTGTTCTTATTCGTTGAGTTGTACAAAAACTTAATGGGGTTGTATGCAGGTGTTCGGTCGAACGGTTCGTTTATTGTTGTTATTGCCATATCTTATAATATAGTTTTTAGGTTCGTGTTTTAGAGGGTCAAGTAACTGTCATCGGTGTAATACATTTCTTTAATGTACATTACCGCATACCTAACGGCGTCCATTGCATCGTCGTAAAGCTTAACGGGTTCGTCCGTTATATTGTCTCCTACTTTTTTCCATTTGTAATTGTTGTATTCCTTTTTGAGGTTGTCGTCCTCTTGACAGTACACCTTAAAAGTCTTAACGGCATTGATTCCACTCTTGACGTTCTTGTTTGCATTGTTTACGTTAAAGCCAGCGTTTTGCATTTCGGCAATTATTTCGGGTCTTGAATAGTCCGCTAATATGTCCGTGTTCGCTTCAATGTTTAGTTGTTTAAAGCGCTCAATTAATTCGCTTGTTGTTAAATAGCTTTCATAAATTACGGGTTCAATGTAAATGTCACCGTCGTACCAATAGACACGTATTAACGCCGTCGGGTGATTATAACCGAAGTCCAACCCATAAACAAAGTTGGTGAACCGTTCAGGTCGTTTAGGAATGAACTCCCAAGTGTTGAAAATATTAGTCTTGCTAATTGCCTTTTCACCAAGCGCATAAATTTGATATAACGCTTCGTCAGTTCGCTTGAGGTCTTCGATTTGGCGTTTAATCGATTCGGGCAAAAACGGGTTGTCTTTGTATGTTGATTTGATTAGGACGCTTTCGTCTTTTGGTAGTTCGTAAAGCCATGAACTTGAATCGGAAGGGTTGTAATCGAAAATCAGTTTAAACTCGGTTCGCATATTTAATTGCTGAAAGTCCTCGAACCAAAGTTCGTTCGCTTCATTACACCATCCAATGTCACGCTTTCGACCCCTTACCTTTTGCTCGTCGTCAATGCTAAAGAATTCGACCAGTGACCCGTTAGGAAACCGATAAATGTTTTCACTCATATTGTGGCTTGACTTCTCGTAAAGGTTTAAGTCTTTAAGCACCTCAAAGAAGTCACGCATTACCGTAGCCCGTAACGCTGGGAAAGTTTTCCTAACTATGCTTACAACCTTATTCGGGTTTTGTAGGCAATAGACAATAATCAGTTGACAAAGTGAATAGGTCTTCGAACTACGTGAGCCACCTTGGTTTATGATAAAACGCTTGTCGCTTGTTAGCGCATCCCAGTTCCTTTGAAATACTATTGTGCTATTTATTTCCATTTATTAGGTCTTTAAGTGGGAGCAAAATACCTTTACTTGTATTATTGTCACCTCCGACAACGTCCCTACTTGTCCCTATGTATTTTCTACACATCTGTTTTAATTCGTCTTTTGGAAGTAATATAAATGTACTAGACTTAATTACTATACAATAATATTCAGATTCACTCGTTGCAATTCCTGAACGCTTACCTCTACTTTCATACTCAATAAATACATTGCCAGTTATGTGAGCTTTTTGGTCGTTCTTAACCTCAACTTTACAACCAAGTAAAAAGGCAAGTTGTTGTTCCGCAACCTGACCAATTTTTAAATCATATTTAAAGTCGGAATTAAATTCCATTTGGATTTATAATGTTTACTTTTATTTCGCTTATTCGTTCGCCTTGAGTTGTGACATCCGTCTTTTCAGTTAAGCCGTTTAACCTTTGAGTGATTGATGGATTGAACTGCCCAACCATACCACCCTCGATTTGGTCTTGTCGAATCTCTTTCTTTATGCGTGAACAGATAGTGCAATATGCGTCATAACTTCCAGTGTCGTTTCTAAAGTAATGTTCCAACGTCACCCCTAACTTATAACCAAATACTTCAAACCCTTCCATTGTAAGCGGAGGTGTATGCCATTCGGACTTTACACCCGTTGCGGTTGCCTTTTGTATTTCTCTTGGCTTTAAACTCTTTTTATACTCTTCGAATATTTCATATAGTCTTTCGGGTGTTTCTATGTATTTATGTTTCATTGTTCGTGTTTTTATAGTTCACCTAATTCTTTTAATTTACTTTCCGCCCATCGTTTGCCACTTAAACCGCCCCACAATAAATATGAGATGTAACCGCAGCTTTTCGTATCGCCTTTATCGTAGTACACTTGCGCACGGCTTAAATAACTATACATGCGTTTTATCGTCTCAACCGTTACCTTTTGTTTTTGTGCTAATTGTTGCGCCCTTACTTTTCCAACTTGGGTTGCGCATTTATTATTTACCTTTTCGTTTAGTTCAATCCCACGTTTGGCGTTATTTGAAACCGAATCAGGATAGTCGTTAAAGCTTTCCGCAAAGTATTCTTTTATTTTGTCCTGAGCGGTTAATCTCTCACTGTCCCAAATAGCCTCACAATAAGCAATTCTTTGTTCTTGGTTAGGGTATTCGTTTTTTGCTTCCGACATACATCGGTTTAAATAAGCGTTCTTACTTTCTTCAGGTTTAGGTATTGGCATTTTCGTGTTTTTTAAAGTGGTTTAAGAATTCGTCTTCGGTTATTTCCTCAACTGCTAAATAGTGGTCTTGGCTTGTTAAATAGCAAATATAATGAAAGCCTTGTTGCTTCATTGCGTCCTCGATAGTTTCCGATATTGAAAGCATCTTTTCGCCCGAATCAATTATAAAGAACCTATGTCTATTCGTCTCGTCCATTTGCGTTTTTTTCGTATGCCGTAATTGCTAAATAAGTAATGTAACTTATAAGTAACACACCGCCAAATTTACCTGCCATTTCAGAACCGTTTATTAAACACACCCCGAAACCTATTGCAGTTATAAAGGTAAGTAAAGCTAGGAAGTCTTTCATAGTTTATAATGTTAATTTTGGGATTCGTGTTTTAATAGCTCTCGAATCTCTTCTTTGATTTCAGTCAACAACCCGTGCGCAGCAAAAGACGAAATGTTAAAATGCGCAGCAATTGACCGAACGGTGTTATAACCCTTGTCGTAATAAGTCTCAAAGAATATTTTCTTAACTCGGTCTGTTTGTGTTTGTTTATATAATTCTAAAGTTGCAATGTAGTTTTGAATCTTAATTTCTTCAGCTAAATTGATTAAATATTCGTCAATTTTTTCGTCTTTTTGTTGGTCAACATTTAAGCAATTAACTAACTCCAACTTTGACGCCGTGCCGTTCCAAATAATCTCCGATTTGATGAGGTGAAATAAATACCCTTTCGCTTCATAGTCTTCTTTAATATCGGGGTTGATTTGAACCAATTTAAGGTAAGCGTTTGAAATAACCGCTTCGCTAGTTAGGTTCAATTTAGAGCGTGAAATAAAATAGTCCGTGTATTTTTTGACTTCAATATAGTTGTTTTCGATATATTGGTCAAGAATGCCTTTCATAAAAATCGAGAAAGTCCTTAATATAGATTTTTCGGTAAACCATTCCACACATACAGTTGTTTTCGTTACCGTTTAAAACACGGTTTCGAATCTTTTGAAACTCCTTTGCCACCTTTTTTGAATACCTTGCAGTTTCGCTTAAAGATTTAACGCTTTCAACGTAGCTCATTTCAGCCTCTGTAAACATATATTTAATATAAAGCTAAGTAAAGATACCAAACAAGCGGTGAAAACGTCTCCAGTGTACGCAAAAGCACTCCAAAACGCAACGCACTTAATACAACTTAAACCACCGTGAACCCAGTTAAGATAAAAAGACTGTTTGAACCACCCAAAAATACCATCAATTAAATATTGAAGCGGTTCAAATTCACACCACCACCAAGCGAAAGATATTAATCCGATTATTTCCATAATGTTATAGGTTTAAAATTAGTATTCATTCTTCAGGGTTTAACCTTACAAAAGATTCGTACTGAAATTCCTTTAAGAATTTATTAGGTGTTCGTCTTTTCATAGCGTATTGACGAAAATTAGCACGTAAAAGTTTTGTTAGTAATCTGTTCATTAGTTCAAATATACAACTTTTTTAATTCTTTTATTTTTTGTTTATAGGTTTCGTTGATTTCCTGAAGTTCTTCAATGGTAAATTTCTTTACAATATGCGCTTGTTCGTGTAATTCGAGTAATCTTTGCCCTCCTATTCGTTTTTCAATACCGATTTGGTAGTTCAATAGGTTGCCACTCAAGAACTGGTTGCACCTTTCGCATTGAAGATGAACGTTGTCTTCGTTAAATCGAACATTTGCGTGTCCCCCTGCGCTGAAATAATGCCCTCCGTTTTCTTTTTTCGGCTTTTCACCGCACGAAATACATGGCAATCCAGCGTCACGAAGACGAATAAATTTATTAAACGTTGTTTGTGCTATTTTAAGCCAGTCGGAAGCCGTCATTAAGTCCTTTTTTAACTTCGCCTTTTTCTTGTTCCACGTTTTCAACTCAGCATCTTTGACAGCTTGTTTTATGCATTCGTAATTATAACAGCATTTCTGAAGTGTCGTCTTTGCGAAGTATTCGTCTTTGCAGTATCGGCATTTTTTAGTTTTCATTAGAATAATTTTTGTTGTGCGACGTGGTTCTTTATTCGCTGAATTGCTTTTTCGTAATACTCCGTATCAAGTTCACAGGCTGTCAATTCAAAGTTGTAATCGTGACAAGCTATTGCAATACTTCCACTTCCTAAATGCGTATCAAGAATTTTGTCTCCTTGCTTTGCGTATTTGTCTAAAAGCCATTTGTAAAGCGCTACGGGTTTTTGAGTTGGGTGTACACGAACATCATCTGCATTAACTACACGTTTTTGATAAATTTTCATAGGACTTCCAAAAGAACTCCAAGCTAATTCAGCCATTGCCATACTAAAATCTTCAGGTTGTTTTTTATCCCAAATTATCCAACTTGCTTTTGGTTCTAAAAATTCAGTCATATAATTTGCACCCCAAATAATTTGATTTTTTGAAACTCTAAATAATTCATTAAAGTATTCTTTTGTTGGTATTGAATTATCACCTCCAGCAAATGTTTTATATTTATTTTTATCACCTCTTTTTTCGCTTCCTTTGTGACCCATACCCATATTAATACCATACGGAGGGTCTACAATAGCCAAATCAAAGTAGTTATCTGGGTAACGACACATTAATTGCATATTGTCTTCGTTGGTTATTTCTATTTTATCTGTTATTTTAGTCATAAGTCTCTTTATAATCGGTTAATTTTTTCTGTGTTTCAAGCAATTCTATTTGTATTGACATTAACTTGTTACTTAACGCCCTATTTTCCTTTACTATGGTGTTTAAAACGGACTTTATCTGTTCGAGTTCGTCTTGTTGTTGTGCGATACCTTCCGCTCGTTTTGGTTCGAGGCGCTTTCGAAACTCGAATTTATTCCAAAGTGAGTTAAGGTTTATGTAAGCAAGTTGTATTGATATTTCTTTATCCATATTAAAAGGGTAAATCAAAATTAGTATTTCTTTTTATTTCGTGTTTTTGTTGCAACGGGTTAACGCCACCTATCGTAAAACCTTTACCGAAATTATAATCAAATAAAAGCGGTTGGTTTAATTCGGTTTGTTGTCCCCCAGTGTCACGGTCTTTAATTTTTTCGATATCAATCATTGTAAAGTATTTCATTGATTCGTGTTTTACAAGTCTGTGGATTACAAGCATATCGTCACAACGATTTAAAAACGGCTTACCGCCTTCAATATGCGCTTTCAATGGTGGTTTTAAGTGTCCGTTCCATACGTGGTCTTGAGGGTAAAGCATCGAAGTCCTTCCGCTTTCGCTTGTTGGGTGCGTTGAAATATATAAAGTCTTTCCAGTGCGGTTACAAAAATCTCGAGTAGTGTTTAAGAACTCGTAGTTATCGCTGTGTTGCATACCTCTGTTTAATCCAGTGAACGGGTCTATAAAAGCAACATCACATTCTTGAGTTTCAATTAACTTTAACATCTCTTGAGGTGTGTACATTTGTTCGTTACTTACAAACTTAAACCATTGTTCAATAGTCTTGTTATAAGTTAGGATTTCGTCTTTTGATAGGTCACTAAACTTATTGCCTGAATACATTTGAATTAAGTCACGCATCACTTGACCACTTGAGTTCTCACCCATCCACAACACAAACTTTAAATTATGTTTAACAGCCAAACAAAGAAAGTACCACAGCATAAAATAAGATTTACCCACGTTGTCGTGTCCAAGAACTATGTTTAGTTGTTTTCGCTTAAATCGAATGTAATCGTCTAAAACGCATCCTATACCTAAACCCATCGAAATTTTACCGTCTTTGTAATCGAGTAGGTAGTTTGTGCTATGTCCGTCGTTTAAAATCATTTGTAAGCGTTTACTTGTTTCATTACATTCTCGTAAAATAACTGGTCATTCGACTTTTTTTGTTTATTAAGTTCTAAAGAACTTTTTTCCCAACGTCTTACACACGCTTTCCAATCCTTCATTTTATTCTTACCAACCATCCAACCGTTACTTGTATAGTAATCAATAAATTTGTTTGCATCAACCGTTGTTCCACGTTCCAAACAATAGTTGTTTATATCTTGAAAAGTAGGTACTACAAACTTATTTTTATTATTATCATTCTTGTTTGTTGTTAATTGATTGTTAGTTGTTTGTTGATTGTTTGTTAGTTGTGTGTTAGTTTGTGTTTCTTCATCTTGGTAAGTGTCGTATTTACAGATAGTTATAATGGTATATTTGTTTGTTGGTTGCGTGTTAATTTCATTTGTTAATTCAAACTTTTTTAACAGTGTTCTAATTGTCTGTAAACTTATATTTGTATCGCTTGAAATCTTACCATACGAAGTTATAAACTGACCTTTTTTAATTTCTATTCCTTGCCAATTTCCGTCTTTATGGTTAGCTTTTAAAAGTAGGTAAAGAAATAAGTGAACAGCTTCGCTTTTATTAAACCACTCCCAGTTAATAAATTGTCGATGTAATTTAATCCAACCCTGCATTATTTGTAAATTTTAAAAAGTGAATTAAACTTTTCGCATCTTCTAAATCCATTGTGTAATAAGTAGAACCGTGTCCATTTATTATTTCAATCAAATACGTATCATCATCAATATAACAAAACTCAATTTCACTACCGTCTTTGTCAATGCCTTTTAGAGAAAACTTCATAATAATAATAATTTTTAGTGCATAAAAAAACCCTTCGCAAATCCGTAGCCTCCGACCTCTACTTCATTACAAAGGGTAAATAATTTGTTTAAGTTCGTAATGTCGGAAGGAACTTATACTAAATAATAGTAAAATTTATCGAAGTGTTTTTTTTCTATCGCAATATTTTCGCCATTCCTCTATAGTCCACACTTCAAAGACTAATTTAGGGTGCAGGTCTAACCTTTTAACAGCGTCTTCTTTAGAGTAGGCTTGGACAATAAAGTAATCAACTTTGTTTTCAATCCAAGTGTAAACCCTATACGGACGCTCAGAAGGGTACGTCGAACACGCTTTCTTCTTTCTTGAAAGGTTCGGATAGTTTAGCACTAAAGAATTTTCCATTTTTTCCCTCTTTTACCCATAAAGCAATCTCGATTTCTTCGCCTTTAACGTTTATTTTACCTTTATAATCGGGTTGGTTGTCCGCTTTTTTGTCGTTCTTAAATATTGCACCCGTATTCGTATTATCGTAACTCATAGTTTTTAATTTAAATTTACATTATTTTCTTCTAATATACTAAAGAATCGTTCGTTAATTTCTTCGTAAACCGTCCATTTAGCCTCTGTTAGTTCTCCGTGTTTCATTTGCGACCTCATCCATTGACTAAAGTCCCATAAAGCTGAAAAATAGTCCAGTCCGTTTAAATGCGGTTTTGCATCTTCTAAGCTTTCAAATTCAAGTGTTATTTTCATTTTAATATCGTTTAAGTTTTTCAATATAAAGCGTGGCATCCATTAACTCCTCTTGTAAGTGGTTAAGCCATTCGCTAAATTCAACATCAAGACGGTCTAAATTAGTTCCGTATTTCGCTTGTCCTACTCGGGAACGCTCCCAGTATTTAGCCATTACAGCCATTAAAACGCTATCTTCGTTTTGTATCGGTTCGTTTTCGTGTGTTATATTCATTTTATTAATTTTTGATAATAAGTTCGACATTCGTCAATTCGTGTTTTGATTTGCTCAATAACGTGTTCATCGTAATTAAACAAAAAAGCCTTTACTCTTCGGTCTTCTTGTATATGGTCGAAATTATGAGCAGCCATAACATCTCGAATAGTTTCGTCAGAAGGTTCGATTTCGTATTTTGACCATGCGGTTCGTCGTATTTCATCGTCAACAATATTTGAGGGTGTATTAACCAAACAATAAGCAACCATTCCGAATTGTTTTCCAGTTAGCCACAAATAGCCCTGAACTTGGTAATAATAGTCTTTGTTTGGGAGTTCGTCTTCAAACCACGGGAACGTCAAAGCATTCCAACTCGATTTAACATCGATTACCATTTTGTCCGTTATAATGTCGGGAGTTCCTTTAATGTAATCGTTTTCAAAATAGTCTTCGTTTTTTGTTACAAAACCCAATTCAAGAACACGTTCTGTTAATTCAATTGAAGTTTGTTCAACTTCGTTTCCCTTATCAGTATAGCGTGAACTAAAATCCTTTTTGATTCCATACATTTCTTCAAGTGCAAGTTCCTGAAGGTAGCTTTTCGTTGTTTGACTTAACACCTCGGATTTGCTCCGAGGGTTAGTCATTATTTTACCGATTGCGCTGCATCTTATTTTCATAGTTGGTTAAGTTGATTGATTTGTGACTGGGTTAAACTAAATTTATTCAAGTCCGTCTTTGTGGCAAGTCCGTCTTCAATAGCAGTTAAAGCCTTTTGAAAGCGTTCGTCTGAAATAGTCGGTTTTTGCGTTTTAATAGCTTCTGTTGAAAGATTTGCATCGTCGTCGATAGCTTGTAAGCTTAATAAACTTTGTAAAGTGTAACGTCTAAAATACGTAACTGCCGAACCGATTTTTTGTGGGTCTAGAATTTCGGGCAATTTCATGCAACTTTCGGCAATTTCACCCGAATCAATGTCAATAATTCGACTAAATACAAAACCATCCTCGATTGGTTGTAATAATAAAAGATTGTTTTCCAAAAGAACGGGTTCAACCTCGTCAATTAATGCGTTAATATCGGCATAATTGTTTTTAAAGTGTGGATTTTTAGCATTTTTTGCCACTTTCTTAATTGATTGCTTTGCTTTATGAAGCTTTTGCAAAAATGTTAAGGTCGCAACCTCAACTGTTTGTTCTTGTTTTTTCATTTTTATTAGATTTGATTGTTTAAAATTATAACATTTTTCCGATTAGTCCGTCTAAACGAACCAAATTTTTAGCGTAATTTACCCAAATATCGTCTTCAGGGTAGTAATTTAAAGGAAAACACGATTTAACCTTTTCAATGTTTTGAACGATTTCGGGGTGTCCATAACCCTCGTAAGCGTTAACAACTGCTTTAATTGCGTGAATCGTTACGGCGTGGTTTCGATGAAATTCTTTTCCAGCTTCAGCAAGTGACGAACCGCCCAACCATTTCCAAACCATACCAACCGAACGCCATAATACAACTTCTCTTTTACGGGTGTCGATTAAATCGCCCTCAAACACGAACGGGCAAGCGTTGTAAAAATCAATCATTTCAAACTTAGTGCATTCAGTTAATTTAGCTATTTTTCCCCTGTTGTATTTCATTAGATTTTGCTTTTAAAATTTGTAAATATAAGTCTAGGTTAAAGTTTCCCCCTTTGTCTCCTTCGTGTTTCTGACCCTTCCAGTATTCAATTATTGTGTTTAAGTCTACGTACATTGTTTTAAGTTTAAAATCCGTATTTATTTTGGTAATATTTTTCTTTCCAATCGTCATCCGAAAAATACTCTTCGAAATGCTCGCTTAAATATTCGTTTATTTCTTCGCAAACCCATTCTTTGAAATCTAAGTCAAAGCCATGGTTTTCTAAGTCAGTGACTAAAATATCAACGCTGTCAAAATTCTCGTTAACATAGGAAAATTTAAGAGAGTTGTAAATGCAAGTAAAATTTTGATGTTGAAAGTCAACACGGTAGTCGATGCCGTTAAGCGTAAACTCACAAAACTCTTGGTCTAAATAGATGTATAAATTTAAATTTTTCATTGTTCTTGTTTTTAAAGTGATTCAATAATTCCGATAATTAATCCTAATAAATAAACTGCTAAAGCAAATTTTAAAAAGTCTTTCATAATTCTTGTTTTTATTGTTTTGTGCCGTATTGACCTTACAAATGTAAACAACTTTTTTAATTGTAAATAACTTTAGTTAATTTTTTTTTAATTTTTTTTCGATTATTTTTTAAAACCCAATAAAATAAAGGCTTTCCGAATGAAAATTTTTTGCATAAAAAAAGGGTGCTAATTAAAGCACCCCTTTCGCATCAAACCTAATCATTGAAAAAAACAAGAATATCGCTAATTTACGAAATATTTTTTTCTTTTATTTTATGTGTCAATAAGTCTTGGTAGCATTTATGTGAAATGGTAAACTTTTCAGGACAACCGTCTTTGCAATACATTTGATAACGTATAGTTCCCATTTTGGTCGTGTATTTGTGATGTAAATTTATATTGTAACCTGAGCATGTTGGACAACTATATTTTTCTTCACCCCATAACACCCCGTAATGGGTCGTATTTTGAACGTAAGGTTGTAATTTATTAAATACCTTTTCTAAAATAACAACGTCTTGTTTGCAATATTCAACCATCAACTCCAAAGCGTCAGCATCTTTGTCCAAAACTATCTTTTTCCATGTTGAAAAACCGCCGTTATCCTTCTTTTGACCTTCACCAAATAATTTAGCTAGGTAATCCAGTTTATTAGAATTGAAATAAAAGCCGTTTTTAGCGTGTTTAAGCGTGTCAATAGATACGTAATAGGGTAACATATCAACACCCTGTAATAAAGCTCGTGTACGCAGCCATTTAACGTCAAACCTGTCCGAGTTGTGACCGATTATTTCGTGCGCTGAATTCATTACTTTAATGAAGTCTTTTAATAGCTTCTTATCGTCTTGCTTTTTGTCCCATGTTAATGAGTGAACTTCGTCACTACCTTCCCACTTCCAACAAACGCAAATAATTTTACGCTCTTGGATTATATTGTCGGGGTCGATGTTCAAACGGTAGCCTGAACGCCAACTAAAAACAATATTTGGACTGACTTCGATGTCAAAGAATAGGCGTTTACGCATAAAAAAGGTTTAGGTAAATAAAAAAAGCGGTTGTTATTCCGCTTCAAATTCGTCTA